AGCGCAGCCTAAAGAAGATCCGCTGGTCAAGATTCTAGATGGAGATGATGTACCGTTCTAACAAGTATTATAATAAGTGATGAGGTTGGTGGTTCTTCTTACTCATCATACTGAGGCAGATCTACTCTACAGGTCTGCCTCTTTTACATGGAGGACAATATGTTTGAACAAGGAGATGGTAGCTGGGAAACACTTCTATCTAAAGACAGATGCCCAAGCTGCAGAAGTTTACTGGTAACAATTGAGGATACTCTAAAGAGAAGGCAGCGAGAGTGCCTTGTCTGCAGCCTCAGAGTTACTGACGTTAAAGAATCAATCCCTTACGGTAGCCATTCACACGATCAAACGTAAGCAGCTCACCACGATTATCTTGGTAGCTACAATAGCTACAATGAACCCATCCACTGTTGCCACCAGTGTAACACTCAAGGATTAACTGATCGAATGGTAAGTTATCTCTAATCCACATAGCCAAGTCAGCATTGTCAATGCTGCCTACCTCGAAGTCTGCTGCCTCTCCTTTGGCATGTTGACTCTTAATAGTACTCCCAATAGCAAGACACAACTCTGCACTTCTAAAGCCAGAAGACACTATGAATGGGCCGAACTCATCACGGATAGGTTGTAAGATATTCTCACACAACGCCTCCATTGCTTCTATATGATGCAGCTCTGGGACATTAGGTATCCCCCTGCGTTCAGCAGTCTGGCTCTTAACCATCTCTTCTAAAGTAAAGTTGGGTGACAGATAATAACTCATTTCTTAAATCCCTTTAAACCACGCAAGCCAAACGATGCACCAATAGATGCATACACTGCCCACTGAAACCAGTCAGGAGTACGAGACAATGCGTCAAAGCCGCGCTCAACAAATGGCTGCGTCACTGGAATAAAACACATTGCAATAATAATTATAAACAAGACAGTCCATGCCTCATCCTTCCAGCTATTGTCGCTGGCCTGAGCCATGATCTTTTCCCAGCCAGCTTCGTGAGTGGCTGCGGTCTTCATTACTTCTGCCTCTGCTTCAGCTTTAGCTTTGGCTACTGCGCCCTTGGCTTTAGTCTGCTCTACCTTTGACTCCATCCAAGAGCCAGCTAAACTAGCGATGGGATTGATTAGTGCTTGCCACATGATGCTTTCCTTCGTGATTCATCCACACTGCAAAGGCTCCGGTCATTGCCCCAGTAACTACAGATACAAGCCCAGCTTGTGCCGGACTAGGATCAGGCAATGCCATAAACCATTCAACTACACGCCAACTCATCAATGACATCATAATCATCATTGCTCTTGGCAATAATTTCAGCTTTAATACTCGATCCTCTATCCTGTCAATCATAACAAACCTCGGTGAAAAAATGAGCGAACTAATTAGAAACGACATATTAGCTAAAGCCAAAGACGCAGTAAAAGAACGCGGTGAAAATTATGGAAAACCCTCCGAGAATTTTTCTATTGCCGCTGCTTTTTATGAGGCTCATCTAGCTATACCTATAACTCCATTTGATGTTGGGGCATTACACATTCTAAATAAGTTAGCTCGTTTACATTCTGATCCTACTCATGTTGACTCTTGGGTTGACATTGCTGGGTACGCTGCCGTTACTTGCGAAGCGATCTACGATATTGTAGATAGTCAGCACCTTCCTGAGGATCGGCAAAACATTGTACCCATGAAACCTCAGAAGGATTAGTTGGGTCAATCACTTGCATGATTGCTTGACCAAACTTCTGTTGCTCGAAGCCTTTAACAAAAGCATAGGTGTCATGATACTTGTAACCTCGCGCTCTTGCTAACCAAGCAGTGCGCTCTTCCTCTACAAGTTCAATCTGTCCCAATGCCCAGTTGTGCTTGTGACCACTGATGTACAGGTGTGCATGTGATCTAAACTTTGCGGTCTTTGTCTGTGCGTGTAATGGATTCCACTGGCTATGCCCAGCCATGTCATGCGCGACAAAGATCTTGCACTCACGTTTGTTTGGAAACTTCAAAGCAATCCTAGCTTCCCAGTTCTCAAAGACTGTGTGCGATTCTGCAATCCACTTCAATGGATCACCAGCACCAGACCACATGTCGTGATTGCCACCAATAAGAATCATTGGATTCATCTCTTGGATTAACCACTCGACCAGCTTCCATGCTGTCTTGTGTGATGTATCCTGCTCACCATACAGACGACCAAGCCTACCAACCCAGTTGTTTTGTTGATCTCCTAGTGAGCAACCATAGACACCATCATAGTTATTAATAATATCTAGGTGTTCTCTCAATGCATCCCAGTCACAATGATTGTCATCGATGTGCGGATCGCCAAGCCAGAGCAAACCAATAGGCTCGTCTGTATTCATATAGATCGGACTCCATTTCTTGGACTCACGATACTTCTTTCTTTTCTTGAAACGCTGATGAAGCTGATCGACAATATCATCGACTGGTATGTCATCGTCTAGCTTTGGAGGAAGTCTGTAACCAACATTATCATCAAGGATGCCGGATGATCTTCCGCTTTTTAATCTGTTGATGATAGTTGATCTGGGTATGCCCGACTCTCTAGCTGCTGCCCTGATGCTGCCATGCATGTTAACAAGGTCTTGAGCCTCTAGTATCTTTTCCTCGTTGGTCACTTTAATTCCCCTTAGAAATTAATAATGCACCAATAAAGCCCATTACACCTACAGAAAGCAAGACAAGAATTGCAATTGCAATTCCCTCAACAATTTGTTGACGCATTTCCTGTTGCTTGTAGATCATCTCTTGTCGCTCTTTACGGATGCGTCCTTCGAGATGAATAAGATCTGCCCAAGACTGTGGGCCATAAGTCATTTGCAAATATTGTTTAAGCTCGGCACGCTGCGCTTCTAACTTTTTTTTAGCAGCATAAACTTGCAATGCCTGTTGCTGCACAGTGTCTGCGCCTTGAAGTTTCTTAAACAGAGGAGGATTCTTAGCTTGTTTCTCAGCTTGGTCAATGTCAGACGCAGCCTTCATCCACCGAGACACATCATTGATGCAAGACTCGAGGTCACGCCCAGCGTTAATCATCTGCTTTATAGTGTTAAACGCCGCTGTAGCCCCACTGACAGCCGCACCTATAGTAATCGGGTCTATGACAGCATCCCCTTTCTAAGCGGCTTGCATTGCCATTTAATCGGCATTAGGCCGTGAGCCATCTCCCCGATGTCACGACCCATTTCCATAGCACGTTCCTCGCAAGCCTTCATCGTTGGATAAGGGCCGCGAGTATCGTGGAACTCAACACATTCAGTTGGGGATGCTATTGCACAGGCTAGTACGATTGCCTTAAACATCTTTCCGCAATGCCTTGCGGATGCGGATAACAAGAAGCACAATACCAATAAGACCAGCAACCAGCGTCACCCATTCATTGAGAGCGTGTAACCAAACTGGGCTAGTGATTGCACCTACTGCCAGAGCAATGTCGGTATGTGCTTCGTTGTCCATCTACCTACTCCGTTGGGCGAGCTGCGTAAGCAGCCTTAACCGCGTCAGTGAATACCTGTCCAGCGATAGCCGCAACATCAGCATCCTCGGCTGTTAGATCAGCGTCAGGTGCTAGAACGTGGCGATGAAAGGTACGGCTGATCTCTGTCCCATCCTCTGAGATGATATTCGCAGTGCGTACTTGCACCATTGACCAATCACCCTGATTGATAACCTCGATCTTGTCGTTGATTGTTGTTTTAGTCAGTGCCATTTTTATCTCCTTTGGCTGGACTGTCCACGCTCAAGGCGCATTATTAACCAACTGTTGCTGCCGAACCAGAAGTCGTAACTGGTGTGCTTGCAGTTTGAATTACATTATTTCCTGTTTGATAATAATTAGAAGCACCAAGACCAGCAAATACAATCCCATTAGTAATTGTATTTCCATTACTTCTAATTTGATTGTAATCAATCGTTCCAACAAAAGTTGTATTAGTGCTATTTGTGTTTCTCTCAGCGCGAATAGCTGTTCCCAAAGTAGAACCAATAAAACTAACTGTATTATTTTTTATGTTAAAAGATTCATTGGTTGCTCTTACAAAAATACCATAGGTAGCACCGCGAGTTTCAATGTGATTACCATCAATAGTTACATGATTTATTGTACCGTCAGACGTATTTAATCCAGAAACAATAAGTGCGATTGATGCAAAATGGCTGGCTGTTGAGTCAGTATTTATAATTTTATTGTTAATAACATCAACATCAACAAACTGATCCAATGTATTATCTCTAAAAAGATTTACACCAAGACCATAAAAGGTATTGTTTGTTATTTTATAATGTCCTGTTCCATCTGAGTGACCTCTAAAAATCACTTCATCAAAGGGAGTTCCTGTAAAATACCAGCGATTGTTGTCAAAAACAATTTCATCCCATTGGACAGTACCCACATTACAAACAACTCGCGTTGGTGCTGTCCACTGTTGCGCGTCATTTGCTTTAATTGAACAGTTTGACATTGACATTGACCAGCCAGTCACAACATTTGCTGGTGTATCGTGTTCAAACAATGAAAGATCACTACCAAATGTGCCAACACCATCACCAGCATTATAAGAAGGTTGTCTACGTTCAATGTTAAATTTACAATTACTTATATCTAATGATCCATTATTAAACCCATCAGACCTAAGAAAGAAAGCACCGTCTGAAACTGTGGTTAGTATGTGGCAGTTATCAATTGTTATAAATCCACTGCTTATTACAAAACCCCCAGAAATTTGTGAGTTACTAATGTGAACATGTTTTGCAGCTGGGTGAGTTTCGATGCACCCATAGTTTTCCCCCGGATAAATTGATTCATCAGCACTATCTCTATTTGCACTAAGAACACAGTTTGAAACAAACATACTGGCTGCGTCTGAAGTGGAGCCGCCAACATCTATAGCGTGTCTGCTTTGTGTAATTTTACAGTTGTTAATTCTACCAATTGAGCGATGCTTAACATTGATACCATTGCCATTGTAAGAACCCCTAATCACACAGCCAGTTGCCTCGCCATCTGCCTCAGAAAAAGTAATTGCTTGATTAACATGAATGAAGTCAGCCTCAATGCGGAATTTTCCACGTTGTAATAATAAACCATAAGCCGAAGCTCCACCAGCAGCTTGACCAGCAACAGCAGGATCAGTTCCAATTGGCAATAGATTACCTTTGAAAGTTAAACCAGAAGTAATCTTTACTTCAATGTCACCATCATAAAGATACACAACAATATCTGTTGCATCAATTTCACCTGTTGAGGCATTTGTTACTGTGGTGTCAAAATCAATTGCCGGATAAAAGTTTAAGACATTGTTAGTTGTATCTGCAAAATCAACCGCAGCTAACAAAGTTGGGCGACCATTGTTGCCAACCCATTTAGAACCAGCAGCATTATCACAAACAATAACACGATTGCCTTTATCGCTTGGAGGGCAAGTTGTTAGCTGTATCCAGTTACCAAACATATTGGTAATGCTACCAGTTAATTCCGTAGGAGCATTGCCTGACAAAGTAATTGGATTAGTTAATTGATGCGTATTGCCAACATTAAAAGCAGTGCCAAATTGTATAACGCAATCGTCACCATCAAGAGTAAATTTATTTGTGCTTGTTAAAGTTACTGGCGCATTTAGCAGATAAGTTCCTTTTGGGAAAAAGACAGTGCCGCCTCCAGCAGTCTCAGCCGCATTTAATGCAGCTTGAATTGCTGTGCTTGTGTCTGTCGCACCAGTGTTATCTGCCCCATAATTGACAACATCAAATACTCTGTCATCAATCATTCTAAAATTTACTTTTGTTAGAGCCATATTATGCCACCCAATACTTTCCAGTTATGTAAAGAGTTGCTGCTGCATCCATTGCAAGCAAAGAACTAGAGCCATTGTTTAATGATCTTAAA